GATGGACTGAAGCACAAGCATAATTATGCTCCACTAAATATATAAAAAAGTAAAAATGGCCGCAATTGTAACTGATCAAATAAGAATTTTGAATGCTGCAAATTTTGTTGCAACAGCATCATCTACTAGCAATTCATATTATGTTTTTCTTGGTCTGCCCAATGCAACAGATTATTTAAGTACTTGGGATGCTAATCCACCAGCACCTAAGGATAATTTTGATGAAGAAAATGATTATTGGGATACTACGATTGCATTAAAGAAAATTGCATCGGAAGATATAGTCCAAGTTGTAAGGAAAACAACATGGACTTCTAATATTACCTATGACATGTATCGCCATGATATATCAAGAACAAATACATCAAAACCCTCAGAATCAACCAGTTTGTATGGAGCAAATTATTATGTAGTCAATGGTGACTATAGGGTTTATATCTGCCTTCAAAATGGAACAGATCCAGAAAATCCAGAAGGAAGACCATCTTTAGATGAACCAACTTTTACTGATTTAGAACCAAGATCTGCTGGTGATAGTGGAGATGGATATATTTGGAAATATCTCTATACAATTAGGCCGAGTGACATCGTTAAATTTGATACCGTCAATTTTATACCTGTACCCAAAAATTGGTATACAAATAGTACAGATGCTGCAGTAAGAAATAATGCTGCTAGTAGTGGTCAACTAAAAATTGTAACAATTTTAGATCGTGGTGTTGGATTGGGAACAGCAAATAAAACCTATTCACGAGTTCCCATTAGAGGTGATGGTGCAGGAGCAGAAGCAACGGTAGTCATTAATAATGATTCAAGATTAGAATCGGTAACCATATCAAACGGTGGTTCTGGATATACGTATGGAACTTTAGATCTTGCTGCTGGTAGTGTGCCATCTGGATCCACAAATCCAATTACAAATATAATTATTCCACCTAGAGGTGGTCATGGAGCAGATATTTACAGGGAACTAGGTGCTACTAACGTTTTAATTTATTCTAGAATTGAAAATGATAATACAAATCCAGACTTTATAACTGGAAATCAAATTGCAAGAGTTGGTATTGTAGAAAATCCTGAGGCATATTCATCAACATCTATTTTGGATTTGGATAAAGCAAGTGCAGTTTCAGCTTTAAAACTTACTGGAATTGGATATAGCACTGCTACTTTTACTGCAGATAGTAGAATTACTCAAACAGTCGGTCTTGGATCAACGGCAATTGGAAGAGTTATTTCATATGATCAGACAACTGGTGTTTTGAAGTATTGGCAAGATAGATCTTTAGCTGGATTTAATACTAATGGAACCTTAAATACAAACCCAACTTATGGATTTAGACTTCAGCAATTTACACCACAACCTGGTATTGGTGGAACTGTAGACATTGCTGGTGGAAATACTAGTTTAAAAATTGATACTGGATTTACTGGTATATCGACCTCTCTAAATAGTAGGACATATTATTTTGGACAATCTTTCATTAATGGTATTGCAAACCCAGAAGTTCAAAAATATTCTGGAAATACCATCTATGTTGATAATAGACCTTCTATTACAAGATCAAGTTCCCAAAAAGAAGATATCAAAGTAGTTTTGCAATTTTAACGAGTCATGCCGCAGCAAACCAACCTCAATATTGCACCATATTATGACGATTTTGATGTAAATAAAAATTACCATAAGGTTTTATTTAAACCTGGTTATCCAATACAGGCAAGAGAACTAACAACTCTACAGTCAATACTGCAAAATCAGGTTGAGCAGCAAGGTAATTTTATTTTTAAAGAAGGATCTATTGTAATTCCCGGACAAATTAATTATAATGATAGATTTAATGCGGTAAAAATTGAAAATACGTATCTTGGTGTAGATGTTGGATTGTATGTTAGCAATTTAGTTGGAAAAACGATAAAAGGAGATACTTCAAAAGTAGAAGCAAAAATTGCATATGTTCTTACAGAAAATGAAGTTGGAAATGAATACACTACTTTATATGTTACATATTTAGCTTCTGGAATTGTAGATGATCAATCAAAATTTTCTGATAATGAAAAATTAATTCTTGAGGACGCATATTCACAAGATTCTATTGCTTTTCAATCGGGAGAAGGTTTTGCAATCACAACTACCGATTCAACTCCTATTGGATCTGCAGCAATTTTATCCTCTGGAGTTTATTTTTTAAGAGGAAATTTTGTTAGAGTTGAAGATCAAATTTTAATTCTTGACCCATATTCAAACACCCCATCGTATAAAGTTGGACTTGATGTTTTAGAAGAATTTATCACATCAGATGATGATTCAACTCTAACTGACAATGCACAAGGATTTTCAAATTATGCTGCACCGGGAGCAGATAGATTTAAAATTAGTGCAATCTTAAGTAAAAGAGAATTAACTGATACAAATACTGAAAATTTTGTAAGTCTTTTAGAAGTAAGAGATGGTAATTTAATAAAAAATTCAGCACAAGATCCCACATTAAATATTTTAGGTTCCGAATTAGCAAGAAGAACTTCAGATACATCTGGAGATTTTTATATAACTCCCTTTAATGTTTCTGCAAAAGAAACTTTAAATAATAATTTGGGAAATAACGGAATATTTCAAAATGGCCAATTAACATATGACAACAATTCTCCAAGTGAAGATCTTGCAACCTATCAAATTTCTCCAGGAAAAGCATATATTAAAGGATTTGAAGTTCAGAATATTTCGACAGAATACGTAGATTTTGAAAAACCAAGAACAACAAATTCCAATCCAGATGTAAATCTTACTTATTATACTGGACCAACATATACTTTGAATCGAGTGTATGGTGCTCCAAATTTAAATATTGCAAGTCCTTTTATAGTTAGCCTTAGAAATGCAAGAGTGGGCACATCAGCTTCTACAGTTGGTGGAAAAGAAATTGGTCTTGCTAGAGTATATGATTTTGCTTTAGAGTCTGGTTCATATAGCAGCAGTGCTCCAAACTTAAACCAATGGGATTTGGCACTATTTGATATTGAAACTTATTCCGAAATTACTTTAAATGAAGTAATAACTTTAACCACACCAGTTTATATTGAAGGAAAATCGAGCGGAGCATCTGGACATTTAAGATTTGATGTTACTAATGCCGGAATTCTTACAGCATATGGTGTTAAAGGATCTTTTGCTTCGGGAGAAAAATTCATATTTAATGGAGTAGAAACTACAAGTAGAGTATCTACAGCGATAACAGAATTTACTACAAAAGATGTATATTCAGTATCTCAAGTTAGCACTTCATCAACCGTTTTTGTTGGTGATGTTATCCCAAGTACAGATACTTCTGTTGGATATTCTTCAATAACAGCAAGATCTTCTACTGGTATTAGTACAATCAGCGTATCCCTATCGAGCAATTTTTCCTTCATAAACAATGTAAAGATAGATGGATTAGTTAGATATACGGTGTCTGGATTAGCTACTCCAACATATTCAAGAGTAGTTTCTGTAAGCAATAAATCAATTATTGTTACTGGTATAACATCAGTAACTGGAATTTGCGAAGGATCTTCACCAGCAACTGCACAAACATTAAATGATTTAGCAATTTTAAGTTCCAACTTCCAAAGATCTACAGACAATACATTATACACACCAATTAGAAAACCTTATGTAAAATCTGTTGATCTTACAGATTCTACTCTGAATATTAGAAGAGAATTTAGCATTACAATTACCAGTAATCAGTCAAATACAATTTCAGCAAATCCGAATGAATTTTTTGAACCTTTTGATGAGGAGAGATATATTTTAATTCGCAATGATGGCACTTTTGAAGTTCTAACACCTGATAAGTTGGTATTTAATGCTCAAGCTACGCAACTCACAATTTATGGATTGGGATCCAATGATAATAATGCAAGACTAATTGCAACATTAAGAAAATCTAAGATAACTTCAAAAGTTAAAAATAAAAATAAAATAATAAGTTTAGTTGTAGACAAGTCCAAGTATAGTTCTTCAGGAATTGGATCTACAACAATAAATGATGGTCTATCCTTTGGTTCTTATCCATACGGAACAAGAGTTCAGGATAGTGAAATATCATTGAATACTGCAGATGTTACTAAAATCTATGGAATTTTTGAATCTACTACAACATCTACTGCATCTTTACCAAAAATAAATTTCAGTAGTTTAAATGGACCAACATCTAAAACTGGAGATCTATTGGTTGGCGAAAACTTTACTGGACAAACCAGCGGAGCCATTGGAATATATGTAATTAATGGAAATGATTTGCAAATAGATTTTATTTATTTGAATGATAAAGTATTTTTAGAAAATGAAAGTGTAATTTTTAAGGACTCTGGAATAACTGCAACTATCGCATCAATTACTCTTTCAGATAAAAATATTACTAACGACTATACACTTAATTCATCTAGAAAAGATACATTGCTTGATTATTCAAGACTTACCAGAAAACCAAATACAAAAGAACCATTAAAACAAATTAAAATTATTTTTGAATCATCTAGTTTCTTAGCATCTGATAATGGAGATATCACAACAGCAAATTCTTATGATCAATTTAATTATTGTGATATTCCAACTGTAGATGGAGTTAGAAGTAACTCTGATATTATCGACATTAGACCAGTAGTTTCAAACTACACGGTTTCCTTAGGTTCACGTTCCCCATTTGAATTTTTATCAAGGACATTTTCATCTACATCTAATAGTGGACAAAATATTTTAGCTTCTGATGAAGCAATTACTTTATCATATGAAAATTATCTTGGAAGAGTTGATAGAATTTTCCTCAACAAAAATGGACAATTTCAATTAGTTAAAGGAGATCCATCCGAGAGTCCCCAATTACCAGGTGCTGTTGATGATGCATTAGAATTGGCAACAATATCTTTACCTCCATACCTTTGCGACGTTGCAAAAGCATCTATACAATTATTTAATTATAAACGATATAGAATGAATGATGTTGGTAGATTGGAGACAAGGATTAAAAATTTAGAAAATTATACAACTTTAAATCTTTTAGAAGTAAATGCAAATAATTTTAAAATAAGAGATGTTAATGGATTAGATAGATTCAAATCTGGATTTTTTGTAGATAATTTTACAACAACTTTATCACAAAAAAAAGTTACTCAAATTAAAAATTCACTTGATGTTGCAAATCAAGAATTGAGGCCATCTTCATATACAACGTCAGTAGATTTGTTGATTGGATCAAAATCTTTAGTTGGAATTGGACAATCTGTAGATCCATCTGCAGATCCTAGATTTGTTACCGATTTAATTGGAAATAATATTAGAAGAACTGGTCAATTAATTACTTTAGATTATACTGATGAATCATATATTATTCAACCTTATGCAACTAAAACTGAAAATGTAACTCCATATTTGGTTACAAAATATGTTGGATCCATTCAATTATATCCATCATCAGATACTTGGACAGATCAAGTAAGACTTGATGCAAAAACTATTGAAGTTGACAACTATACATCTACGATTGACCAATTAGAAGCGCAGGGATATGATCCTCAAGCTGGAGGTGGATTTATTCAATGGAATGATTGGCAAACTACTTGGACTGGTGTTACTGGCACCAGAACAATTAATACTGGAGGTGGCCCTGGTGCAGCTCTTCAAGACGTTAATACTGTAGGAACAACGCAAGTAAAAATTGGAACACAACTTCAAGTAACAAGTAATACTACAACAACTTCTTTGGGGGATAGTGTTGTTTCTACTGAACTTGTAAGATTTATGAGATCTAGAAACGTTGAATTTACTGCAAAAAAATTCAGACCATTTACTCGTGTTTATTCATTCTTTGATGGTGAAGATGTTAATAATTTTATTGTTCCAAAACTTCTTGAAGTGTCAATGACATCTGGAGTATTCCAAGTTGGTGAAACTGTTATTGGAACTTATAAATCAGCAGCCGCAAATACGTCTAGTACACCTGGAGAAACTAGTACTGAAATTGTTTTTAGAGTTGCAAATGCAAACCACAAATATGGAACATATAATAATCCATCTGATGTTTATACAAGAAATCCATATGATCAACAAAACACATTATCATTAGCATCTGCATATTCTTCAACATCAACTATTTTAAACATCGATACTGGCAGTCTTTCAGAACAAGTATCTGGAACATTTTATGGAAGAGTTTTAAATGGACTAATTTTAGTTGGACAAACTAGTGGTGCTCAAGCAACTGTTAGTGATGTAAGATTGGTTGCTGATAATGTTGGAACAGTGATTGGATCTTTCTATATTCCAAATCCAAATGTAGCAACAAACCCATCATTTGAAACAGGAACAAAAACATTTAAACTTACTAACAGTTCTGTTAATTCATTAGTTGATGGCGTAGCAGATTCTTTAGGAGAAACTAATTATTCCTCATCTGGATTATTGAATACTGTTCAGGAAAGTATTCTTTCCACCAGAGAAGCAGTAGTAACTCCAACAACCGTAACTGATCTACAAACCCTAGTAAGTCAAGTTCCAACTGGACAACCTTACGATCCGTTAGCACAATCATTTCTTGTTACTGATCCAGATGGAATTTTTGTAACAAAAGCAGATTTATTCTTTAAAACTAAAGATGATAAACTACCAGCAACAGTTCAATTAAGGCCAATGCAACTTGGTATTCCAAAATCAACAATTTATCCTTTTAGCGAAGTTGTTTTGGATCCAAAAGATATTAATATTTCAGATGATGGTAGTGCAGCAACTACTGTTACATTTCCATCTCCAGTTTACTTGAGAGGTGGAGAAGAACATGCTATTGTAATTTTATCGGAAGCAAATACTTATAATATTTGGATTTCTGAATTAGGTAAAACAGAAATTTCAACTGCAAGTCTTGCAGAATCACAACAAATTGTTGTAACCGAACAACCAAATTTGGGATCACTATTCAAATCTCAAAATGGATCTACATGGACACCAAGTCAATATGAAGATTTAAAATTCTCAATTTATAAAGCCAATTTTAATACAAATGTTGGAGAAGTTAATTTTTACAATCCAACTTTAAATGTTGGTAATGGACAAATTGCAAATTTATTATCAAATTCTTTGGAATTTAATGCAAGAAAAGTTAGAGTTGGTCTTGGAACAACTGTTACTGATACATTCCTTACAGTAGGAAATACTATTATTCAAAGAAACTCATCTGCCAGTGGCAAATATGTGGGTGCTGCTGGTTCTGCCACGGGAACTTTATCATTAGTTAATACTGGAATTGGTTATTCGAACGGATCATATTCCAATGTTTCATTGGTTAATGTAACTGGATCTGGCATCAATGCAACAGCAAATATTACAATTATTAATAACGTTGCTACTGCGGCCACAATTACTACAGGAGGATCTGGATATAGAGTTGGAGATGTTCTTACAATTTCATCTTATGGTGGCAGCACTCTTGGAAGTAACATGAGGCTTTCAATTTCCAATATCTTTGGAATTAATGAATTGGTTCTTGATAATGTTCAAGGAACATTTACTACTGGAACTGGAAGTACACTTGCATATAACAGAACTGGAGTTGGAATTACAAATATTAATGGTGGTGTGACAGTATCGTATGTTACAGTAAATTCAAATGAAACTGATGGACTTCATGTAAAAGTTAATCACAAAAATCATGGAATGTATGCATTAAACAATGATGTTGCTATTAGTAATGCATATTCTGACATAAATCCATCCACGCTTTCAGTTGCGTATGATGCATCATCTTCAGCATCCATTACATTATCAGACGCACTTATTGATTCCACTACTGGAGTCAGTTTTTTCAACTCATTTGAAAATGTTAGTGTCAGTTCAACCAATCCAGGATATGTTCGTATCCAAAACGAAATTATCGCTTATACTGGTATAAGTGGAAATAATCTAACTGGAATTACTAGACAAATTGATCAGACTTTAGCGTTCACTTATGCTATAGGAACACCAGTGTTTAAATATGAACTAGATGGAATTTCTTTAAGAAGAATTAATAAAACTCACACTGTTCAAGATTCCAATGTAGATAGATCTATTGATTTGGATTATTATTACATTAAAATCGATCCAAGTGCATCTGGAAAAACTGAATCTTTGCCATATGGACAAGTTGATAGAAGTGTTGGAACTAGTTTCCCATTATTATACATCAAAGATACCGAATCTTCTGGTGGAAATAATATTTTAGCCACACAAAATATTCCTTTTGAAGTTATAAGACCAAATATTAGTACTTTAACACTAACAGGAACATCCATTTCTGGAAAAATTAGAACAATTAGTGGAAGTAGTGTTGATGGCACTGAAGAATCTTATATTGACCAAGGTTATGAGCAAATTTCATTAAATACAAATAATTATCTTTCTTCTCCAAGAATTATTGCATCTAAAATTAATGAGAATAGCAAATTGAGTTCTTTACCTGGTAATAAATCTCTAACAGTCAATTTGCTATTGAATAGTAACAATCAAAATCTTTCTCCAGTGATTGATCTTGATAGAGTTAGTATGATACTCGTAAGTAATAGAGCAAATAGTCCAATTTCAAATTATATTACAGATCCAAGAACATCTAGCCTACAAGATGATCCATCATCTTTTGTTTATGCTTCAAATACAGTTGCCTTGGAAGCTCCAGCATCATCTATTAAAATTATTGTTTCTTCTTATGTCAATAAATTTAATGATTTAAGAGCATTTTATGCTATTATGAAAGATCCAAATGAAAATGCTGTTTATTATCCTTTCCCTGGATATAGCAATTTAGATAGTCTTGGAAATGTTATCAATGTAGCAAATAATGATGGAACATCTGATATAATTGTAGTTAAAAGTGATAATTACAACTCATTATCTGAAGATCTTGAGTTTATTGATTATGAATTTACGCAGAATAATCTTGCAGAATTTAAATATTTTAGCATCAAATTAATTGGAGCATCTTCAAATATGGCAAATCCACCAAGACTCAAAAATCTCCGTGTAATTGCTTTAGCGTAATATGAAATTTTCTAAAGTTGAAGGTCATACTAATTTAGTAAGAGATCAAACTACAAATGCAATTATAAACACTGATATGAATGAGTATCGAAATTACAAATCACTTCAACAAATCAAAGAAGATGAAAAACAAAAAATAGAATGTCTTGAAAATGATATTAATATTATGAAAGATGATTTGAGTGAAATTAAAAATCTTTTGAGGAGTTTAACAAATGGACCCAAATAGTATTGAATTGGAAAATATTAATAAACTTTTTGAGTATGAAAAAATTGCAAGAGATATAGATAGTATAAATGATATTGAAATTGTAAAAAACTTTGCAAAAGCATATGTTAGATTATATTTAAAACAACAAGAAGTAATAGCGAAATTCTAATGGCACAACCATCTACAAGACAAGAACTAATTGATTACTGCAAAAGAAAACTGGGATATCCAGTTTTGGAAATTAATGTAGCTGATGAGCAAATTGAAGATCTTGTAGATGATGCAGTTCAATTTTTTCAAGAAAGACATTTTGATGGCGTATATCAAACTTACTTAAAATACAAAATTACTGCTGATGATATTAATAGAGGAAAAGCTACCACTACTAGTGGAGTTGGAATTTCAACTATAACAGTCAATGAAACTGTTGGATTAACAACTTCATTTTCATATACAGAAACTGGAAATTATTTACCAGTTCCACCATCAGTAATTGGAGTGAATAAAATATTTCACTTTGATGGTGCGAATAGTATTACAAATAATATGTTTAGTGTAAAATATCAATTATTCTTGAATGATATTTACTATTGGGGATCTACCGAACTATTGACTTATGCAATGGTCAAAACTTATTTGGAAGATATTGAATTTTTACTTACTACCCAAAAACAAATCAGATTTAATAAGAGACAAGATAGACTGTATATTGATATTGATTGGTCAGGTGTTAGAGAAGGAACTTATCTTGTTGTCGATTGTTTTAGAACAATGGATCCAAATGATTATTCAAGGGTTTGGAATGATTCTTTCCTGAAACCATATTTAACAGCATTGATTAAACGTCAGTGGGGACAAAATCTTATTAAATTCCAAGGAGTAAAACTTCCTGGAGGAGTAGAACTTAATGGAAGACAATTTTATGAAGATGCTCAAAGAGAAATTGATATTATTATGGAAAGAATGTCAAATACTTATGAATTACCACCATTAGATATGATAGGTTAATATGCTCAATCCATTTTTCCTGCAAGGATCAAAAACAGAGCAATCGTTAGTCCAAGATTTGATTAACGAACAACTTCGTATGTATGGAGTTGAAGTTTATTATGTTCCAAGACAATATAT